CAATAAACCAGGTGGTCGCATTATGCCAACCACAGAGAACTACCGCACACTCTTTGATCAATCAGACATAGACATACGCTACAACGTAATCAGCAAAGAGATGGAGATCAAGATACCCGACATGGAGTTCATTCATGATCTGAGCGAGGAGGCACAACTAGCGGAGCTAGAGAACCGATGCATACAAGCCTTTGTACCAGAGAGTCGCATGATCAAAAACATACCGCTACTTGCACGAGAATATAACCCAGTGAAAGAGTGGATCGAATCAAAGCCGTGGGATGGCGTCAGCCGAACACAAGATTTATTAAACACCATACAAGCAGAAGATGAGGATCTAAAGAACATACTCATGAGTAAGTGGCTGATGGGATGCGCTGCAGTTGGTTGCCAAGAGAAAGGCGCTAACCTAGAAGGTGTCCTGATCTTTCAAGGCAAACAAGCCATCGGTAAGACATCCTGGATTAAAAGCCTATTACCTCATAACGAGTGGTTTCTAGAGGGCGCAACACTAGATCCGTCAGATAAGGATAGTGTGCGATCCGTACTATCACACTTTATCGTGGAGCTAGGCGAGCTAGGATCAACCTTCAAGCGCGACATAGATAAGTTGAAAGCCTTCCTAACAAAAGCAAAGGATGAGTTGCGCCTACCCTATGGTCGAGCCTTCTCACGCTATGTCAGGCGCACAGCATTCTTCGGATCGGTTAATGAACGCGAGTTCCTAGTAGATAGCACCGGCAATCGGAGATTCTGGACGGTGCGTGTAACAAAGATCAACTTCAAGCATAATATCGATATGCAACAGTGTTGGGCAGAGATATGGCAGAAAGCGCAAGAAGGCGGAGCAAATTGGTTCCTCACCTCAGAGGAGCGCGATATGCTACAAAATAGTAACGAGATGAGCCGAACAACATCAGCGGTTGAAGAGCTAGTGTTACAGCAAGTAAACTTCAAGAGCAAACTAACTGAACCGGTACAGATGGTTCAACTACTGAAAGATCTTGGAATCGCTAACCCAAGGGTCGGAGATTTCAAAGAAGCGTCGAGGGTATTACACGAGAAGGGATATAAGCCACGCAAATCAAATGGCAAGAAGCTATACGATTTGGATTATAGTCCTATCGAGGCAAAGGAGTTTAAAAACATGAATTGGAATGAAAACTAGTACCCTGTGTACCCTGTACCCTGTTTTTGGAGGGTAGAGGGGAGGGTAGAGTACATATTCTTAACGACTAATAATAATAATAATATATATATATAGGGGTAGGGGTATATAGTGCTCTATAGGATGTTCACTGTTGATACCCTGTACCTTGTACCCTGTTTTGAAAAAGGAGACTAAAATGGAAGATGAAACAATCTACGCTAAATGGAAAGAAGAGAACATGGCAGAGCGACGAGAGTTCGGATTGAGACAACTCAGCGATGCAGAAAGCAGAGAATTATTTGAAGAGGTAGATGCACTCAAATGGTATCCAAGGACAAAGGCGGAAGACCAAGGAAAAAAAGACAACCACTAGTCAATCCTCCATCTGTATTCCAGATTGATGATGAGTTCGAACTGACTGATATGCAAAGCGCTTTCGTGTGGCATTACACCGAAGGTGCTTGTGGGCAGACTGAAGCTGCACGACGTGCGGGATTTTCTTATCCCGCTAGTGCGGCAACCAAAATGCTCAACGGTAAGTCGCAACCAAATGTGACAAAAGCAATTCGTATGAAACAAGACGAGTTGCGAGAGAAGTATGCGATAACACCAGAGAAGACTGGCACCATGTTGTGGAAGATAGCAGAGACAAGCTTTGAGGCGGGACATTACAACGCGGCTGTCTCCGCTATCAAAGAACTTAACCAGTTGGGTGGCCTGAACATACACAGAAGCCAGAACCTGAACATCAATGCGAACATAGATGCGATGAGTAAGGACGACATCAAGGACAGACTAAACCAGTTGCTAGGCGCAAAAACAGATTACGATCCGAAAGATTTTTAGCGGAAACGAAATAAAAACAAGGACACGATTAAACCACGTAAGAGGCCTCTCTTACTTGCGTGCGCCAAAATCCTAGAAACTACCCTCCTTGGTCAAAAAAACCCGTCAAATCGAGCGTATGGTGGCTTAAACGGGACATTTTGCACGTATACGAGCCAACCCTCTGAGCAGAGGAGATACTAGGGACTCTATTGGGTTCCAAAACGGGTCAGAATTGATCATTTTTTGATCAACCCCGTACACCCCTGTGACGCTGTCGGCCATCGCGCATAGCTATAGCTGAGTTTGGTACATTCAAAAACTAAAAAAACTCAACGCAAAACGCTTTTATCGGTTACAATCCGATGCATGACAGATTCACGCAAGAAAGGGGCGGCATTTGAGCGACAGATTGTAAATCGCTTAAATGACTTCTTCGCTCAGAATAATCTTGACGTTACGTGCAAGCGAAATCTTGATCAATATCAGAGCGCTAACCTGTGTGACATTGAGATACCAGGCCATGCTGTTGAGTGTAAGGCGTACAAGTCTGGTTGGACGTATCAAACCGCTTGGTGGAATCAGGTCTGTGGTGCTGCAAAAGATTTGACACCCATACTGGTTTGGAAATTCAACAACAAACCGATTCGAGTTACTGTTCCGCTATATTTTATTAATGATTCTTTCGATAGACACAACCATAGAGTAGCTGTTTTGACGTTTGAGGAATGGCTAGATATACTTTTTGTAAATTATTTTCAAAAAGATGAGGCTACACAATGAATTGGTTTAGAAAAATGGTAAATTTTGTTACCAAAAGTGAGGATGTTCAGGTCAGGACACGTAACGCTAAGGGTCAGTTTGTTGGTGATGACAAGTCTACCCCTGATAAGAATGAGGCTTACAAGACGGTTCGCCGTAAAAAGAAAGCGAGTAAGTAGTCGTGTACGAATATTCTTGTTCCGTCAATCGTTGTATTGATGGTGATAGCATAGTATGCACTATTGATCTTGGTTTTCGCATCCAGTTCAACACATCTGTGCGCTTGTACGGTATTGACACCCCTGAATCTAGGACACGCGACTTAGATGAGAAGAAATGCGGTTTATTGGCGAAAAAATTTTTAGAGAATGCCGTTGATAACGGAAAATCTATCGTTATACGCACGCAAAAGGATGAGACAGGGAAGTTTGGTCGTGTTCTTGGATCGTTAATTATTGATGGTGTTAATATTAATCACAAAATGATAGAAGAAAACTTGGCTGTGGCTTATTATGGGCAGAGCAAGGAGAGTATTGCACAAGGTCATCTTCGAAATAGATCTATTTTGATTGAAAAAGGTTTACTTAACATAGAATGAACGATTCGAATCAAAGTTTTATCACTAGTGTTCCAGGTTTAACCGCTTATAGGCCGTTGAAGAGGCCAGAGGATGAGAAACCTTTACTGACAGAGGCTCAACAAGCCAATATTGGTGCCGGTTTTGTCCCTGGTATGGGTATTTCAGATATTTTAGGTCTATATCCTGAGTTTCCACCCCCTGATGCAACGGTTCAAGAGATGTTAACCGGTCCAAGAGCGCCATCGCTGATAGAAAATGTCAAGGAAGGTGATTTAGGGATAGCCGGATTGCAATTGTTAGGCGGTTTAGGGGATTTAATACCGCTTGCCGGTCCCGCTTTATCCGCGCCTTTGCTTGCCGCAAGGGCAGCCCGAAAGGGAAAGGGCATTGAAGGTTTAGAGGTTGAGATAGGTGATTTTGACCCGCGTTTTGATCCCAGAGTCAAGGAACAAGAAAGATTGCGCTCAACTGTCGCGGAAATATTGCCGAATCCTAATGTTGATCCAAAAACACCGCTTCGCTTATCTGATCTAGAAGGTGAAGACTTTATAACTTCTATGTCTGACCGTACTGCAGCCGGTGGATCTGTTCAATCTATTAATGAGGTACCGCTTTTTAACAAGATTGATCTTCGCGGCGGTCAGGACTTTATGTTTGAGAATCCCAATCAAGTTTGGGCATCTGCAAAAGAGCCTTCAGAAGCAATTATGAGGCTTGCAAAGCAAGCAAAAGAGGAAACAGGAAGAAATCCTTTATATATTCCTTGGCGAATGGCTCCAACGGGTGGTGATTTTTCTACAACCACGGGTGAGTTGATGATCGGTTATGCGTCATCTAACATGAGTAAAACTAATAAGAAGCGATTGGATTCTAGGATTAAAAATTTCAAAACCGT